TCGTTATTTGTACTACGTATGTGTAATTCAGTAGTTATATCATTCATTTAATACACCTGTTGTTATAAGATAAGAAAAAAAAAGGGGCATTAGTTAACTACCTTCCTTTCGGTTAGTTTAACTTCTGCTTCTGGGAATTGTTTAGATAGTAATCCTATGTCTTCCTCATCTGTAGTGTGTGCTAGAGGCTGTAACCATAGATTACCACCCATACGTCTATTTCCAACTACTAGATTCTTGATACTGAGTTTCACATTGTAATTCTGTGAACTTTTCTCACCTGATCTACCAATGAACGTAGACGTCTGATTAGACAGTAATGATACAACGTCTGTAAATAGTCCTTCTTTACCTATGAGGGATTCCATTACCTCATTGGTTAGAACTATTGTCTTACCTTTGTATGATACTGTCTGTGACTGTTTGTCGTTTGTCATTTTGGACAACAGCCTAAAATCCGATCGACCATATAAACCAACACGTTGATCGCTTATAGATCGCACCTGATCGCTTATAGATCGCCCTTCCGATCAGAAACCTGATCGCTTATAGATCGCTGTCGCCTTAGCGATCAGATAGTTGATCGCTTATAGATCGCAAGGTTTATATATAATCATTTCCACATAGTTTAAGTACTCCTAACAGAACGTGTAGGTAGACATGGAAAATTGTGAGATTTTTGAGTTTTCAGCCAATACAAGGATATAAATTTAAACCTAACGCTTGCCACCAAAGTAGGGGGCAGCAAGTCCCAAATGGACCAATCGCTCATTCAAACAGATATCATCCTTATATAAATCTACCAGGGGGCGACCAAATTTGCCAAAACCATGAACCCTAATAATAACATTACCATCAGCAACAAAACCTATCACAAACTCTTTCGATTTAAGACCGTTGGCTTTTTCAATAGGATCCCGGGTGCGAGTTTCTGGGGTGTCAATACCCATTAATCTAACTCTTTCTCTCAAAGTTATATGAAAACCTAGGTCAATATCTAAATCTAGAGTGTCCCCGTCAACTACCCTTCTTACCTTTGCCTTGTACTGGTGGTTCACTTGGTATATCTACCTCGCCCATGTTCTTTCCACAAAGCTTACATATAGCATACCTGTATATCCCAGAATTAACGATATAAAGAGTTCCATGAGGACAACTACCCTTAACGTTAAAAAAACTCCCGGACTTTCCAAGCTGGACTTTAGGCATAATACTCATACTTCTTATAGCATTTTTGACAGCACTGGGTATCTTTCCACCAGTATATTTCAGCATCGTCCTTTGTCTTCCAACAGGTTAAACATACAAACCTAGACATTTACCATCCCTCAAAACCTTTAGGTGGCTTGATATGTCTTCTAGTTTCAAGCGTGTATTCTGTTTGCGTTGGTATATGTAAAGTAGAATCGATAGTGTTTGGAACTGCTTTACAACTAGTTTTAGGTAAGCATCCTTTTGGATATTTACCACAGTTTGGAAACATACGTTGAATAGGCACGATAATTTCATCATTTGTGACAGGTTTCTTATTCCAGATATCAGGATCGTTGGGTTTCATTTCATATTATCCAAAAGTGCTGCCATTTTCATAATTGTCTGCCTGCTTACACCAGAAGCCTTAGACAACTTTCTAAACGAAATGAATGGATGGCTTCCGTATTTTCTCATTTATGTTCACTCAAAGTAACATTAGCATACTCTTCTTTCTTATATCTGTTCTGTTTTCCCGTATAATCATTGTAAAAGTATATCGCTACCATTAAAAGTCCACCAATCGTTCCAATGCCAGTACAGCATAGGAACAGTCCAACCCAAAGAAACCATCTACTGTTTGCCATGTTCTTTGTTGTGTTTCAATACTATATATAAATGTTCCAAATCTCCGTCATATCTCCACTTGCATTTTTTACACTGAAATGTCACTTTGCTCATTTCTAACTTTTAACCTTAAATTACTTCTTTCTTGGTACAGTTCCATTAGATGTTCCACAACCTTTTCTATGGACGCACTTATTTCCTGCAACCTTTTTTTGTCTTCTGACATATCCTCTTGGCTTCTTGTATGTTATATAAATCTTCCTCCCACCTGACCGGCTGCCTTCGGCAGCGTTGCAAACTACAGATGCCATTTTCGTAACATACGTTTTCGAAAGTAGTCGGTGATTTGACTGCTGATTGTGCGTTTACCGTAGAACGATTGGATGCGTTTTACGTCATGATTGTGCAGTGTAACCCTACCGTTATAATATGGATACATAATACAATCTTTGTGCTGGTCGCAGTGTTTTAGCCCAATAGCATGCCCGCACTCGTGTAAAAGGGTATGAATCATGTTGTATGTTCTTAATTTTGTTCTTGTGTTAGGAGGATATTTGTCTGGATAAACTTCGTGAGCATTTCTCTTTTCTCCGTTAATGGACCAGATTACTGTATCATTAAATGTAATATCACCCCCAATTCGTGTTCCATTTGGAAAATATGCATATGCCAAAGTGCTAGGTCTTTCTTTAAACATCTTATCGTCTTCTGCCTTTACAAATCTCATCTCAATGTCTGCTCTTTTGTTTTTATCTTTTATTCTCTTAAATCTAATATTCTTACACCTCAAGCCCCACTGTCTTAATGCTATTGCCAATGCCTTATCTTCAAATTCATCTTCAGGAAAGTTCTCTGATGTGTTTGTGACTTTGTAGGTTACAAAGCCCCATTTTCTAGGATGTCCGTTTCTGTCAAGGTGTCTTTTAGGATCCCACTTGTGCTTCCATTCGTCTATCTCTGTATATGAAAAATCCAAATTAACATTGGAATGAAATGTTTCTCCATTAGAGTCAATTATACAGAAAGTGTCCATCAGCATTTCAAGTTAAATTTTTCGCAGTATTCAGCAAGTGTTTGTGGTAAAGTATTTGTTTCAGGAATTATGCTTATCCCAACAGTTGTTAAAAACACATATGTTAATATTACTAAAATTAATGAGATAGAAAATACAATCCCAAAATGATTTGCGTTCATATTAATCCACCATTACATGTTTTTGTAGAAGATGTTATACGTTCATTGCATATCTCAGCCATATATTGCTCTTCATTAACCACATATATAAAAATTACTAGTATCATTACAAACATTAAAATTACCAGACCAATGTGTAAAATATGCTCATTCATCATCATCATCAAGGCTTAACTGCTTTACTTCCTTAATTTTGTCCTCTGCAAGGAAATTAAGCTTGTAAAATGTCATTCTTGCCTTGGCGTTGAGTTCGTTAATTGCTTTACCCTTCTTACCAAACGCTAACGTAAACCAATCCAGGATCTCATTATAGTCGTCTATCTCTAACTCTACCATAGATCAACTTAACGTTTAAATACTTAAAGATTAAGCCTAGCTGGCTAGCCTAAGACCAGCCCTCCCTTTCGGGTATGCAGACTCACACCACTAGGCTTACTATTACTCAGTAGGGTTTATATTAAATATGTTTATCATGACAAAAACATTACAAAACCTGACAAAGTTTATAAAGTAGTGGATTGTGAATAACCTATGGGTAGAATATCTGCTTTTAGAGAATTTATTACTGGTAGACAGGGAATAGATAAAGCTTTTACTGAAACCACAACAAGACCAAGCATTGCACAGCCATATATGGCTACAGATACAGGGGCAAAGCTTCCAATTTTTCCGTTCCCTCTAATAATGATATACGAATTAGCCGATAATATCGATGCATTGAGAATTCCAATTGAGACATTAAATCGCGAAATTTTCAAAAATGGCTTCGAAATTGTCGAAAAATGGAAGTTTAAGTGCACAAATTGCGGAAAAGAGTTCCAATATGAACCACTTGTAACAAACCTCCCAGATGAGCAACCTTTCCAATCAAACCAGGATAATGAAGACAATTCACTGCCAAAATCGAAGCGAAGAACTGCAAATAAAACATTAAAAATTGTTGAAGATGACGTAATGTGTGATAGTTGCGGAAATACCAAATTATTAAGACCAGAACCAAAGAACAGGAAGATACTTGAGGGTTTGTTAAACGAGCCAATAAATTCAAACGAACAGACTTTGGAGGATGTAACAAGACAGATAGAAAGGGATCTTGAAGTTGCTGACAACGCATATTTGCTTATTTTAAAGAATTATTGGATAGACGACTCTACTGGTCTGATATCAGAAAAGAAAACAGAGATTAAAGAGATGTTAAGAATTGATCCACCACAAGTTGCTATGATAGCAGACAGTGATGGAAGAATAGGTTATGATGATAAAAGAAACGAAATATTTGTATGTCCTAGATTTGAACATAGAGATAAACGACTTACATCAAATACCTGTGACAAGTGTGGAGCACAAGCATTAAAAGCAATCATGGAAGTTAACTCCGTATACTCTATCGGTATACCACAACCAAAAAGAGTTATCTATGGTGAGGGTGAAGTTATTTGGAAAGCAGGTAAGTACAAACCTGGATTGATTTATGGTTACTCGCCAATTTATTCCGTCTGGTCAAAGGCAATGTCCTTGACACATATGGATGAATATATTAGAAAATATTTCGATAAAATGAGACCCCCAAGGGGCATGTTAGTAATTGCTTCACGTAATTACGAAACATTCAGAAAATCCTGGGATATGTTAGAGCAGAAAGCTACTGAAGATCCATACATGATACACCCACTTTTGGTTGAAAGTGAAAGAGGTGCAAAGAATATGGCACAGTGGATTGACTTTACCGGCTCACTTAAAGAATTAGAGTTTATGGCATTAAGAAAGGAATTAAGACAGATAATTGGAGCAATTTATGGTGTTTTACCACTTTATTTTGGAGAAATGCCCAGTGGTTGGTCACAAGAAGGATTACAAGTTACAATAACAAACAGGGCAGTAACATGGGGTCAGGACATACTTCAAAAATCATTTTACAGTAAAATAGCACATTTGTTAGGAGTTGACGACTGGGAGTTACGATTAAAGGCTGGAGAAGAGACTGACAAGTTAAGAGAACTACAAACGCAGTCTACGGAAATACAAAACATGGCAGCAATGCAAGCTATGGGCTTTGAAGTAAAAAGAACACATACTGGAGAGTTCAAGGTATCAAAAGATCCGATTATAAACCCAATGATGATGGCACAGGAAGAAATGCTACCGAAACAAGGTCGTGGAAATGCAATGGGTCAGAAGAAAGAGAACAAACAGAGTTTCCAAGGAGAGCCAAAGAGAGGAAGATCATCTGATCCGGGAGGACAAAACCAGGGAGCACCTGCAAGTGGTACAGGAACGACAATGAGTAAGAAGAGTTTCACAAATGGTATAACACCAGATAATTTTGATGTTGTTAAGAGCATTTTACAGACATCAGTAGACTTTGGATGGAAGAAGACAAAGACTGTTGATGAGTTAAGAAGTAAAGCATTTATGACAGTTAGAGATGCAAGAGAGATTGTAAAGAGTGAATTAGAGTCAACAAGGAGGTGGGATAATGACAGTGAAGAAGAAAGTAGATAACCAGTATAAAAAACCAGTTGTAGAGATTACAAAGGCTACTGTGCAAGTAAAAGATGGTAAAGTAGACGTTTACACAAAGGCGTATAATGATACTATAAAGAGAGCAGGATCAGTTTATTCGGCAGATTACAAACTTATAGACGAAACTATTGAAGATATAAAGAAGATGAGTAGAAAAGTTTCTACAAATGATTATTCTGCAAACAACGTTTACATAATACTGCAAGATGCTTTAAAAAAGGTAAGGTTGGCTGAAGCATGAAGCTACCTGTAAATGTAGGTTCGTATATTGGTAAGAAGCTTTGGAATCTGCACCAAAGGAACGAACATACCAGGGTAGACAACTACAAAGAGGGTGTATGCTTGTTATGCTTTCGTAAAGATGTAGTAACTGCAACTGTTATAGACATATGTGGTGATTGTGCAAGCAAGAGGGGTAGAGAGGCACTACTTGTAGCTATAGCCGATAAATATTACGGAATGTGTTATGTGTGCGGAATGTATAAATTCCATATAGAGAACATAAATGCCAGGTTTTGCATGCCGTGTTATCAAAGAATTGTGGGTAGAATAAAGGAAGATCGTCATGGTCAGGAAGATCCGTTTTGGAAAAGCATGAGAAAGAAGCACGGAAAAGACTGGATGGTTTCCATGAACGATCCTACCAAGTCAATAAGAAGATAATTTAAATATTAAACAATTACTATTCCTGTATGGACTGGAAAATAGCCAGAAAACGCATGCATTGTGACTGTAGTATTCATGATGTGGTATCCAGTGTTTTGGAGTATTTAATCATAACTCCAATGTTCGCCATTGCTTATCTTGCTGTTACAGTTCCTTGGATGCTGTTTGTTATCAAGTTGGATGGAGAACAATTCACAGACTTTATATGGCAAAGTGTATTGGTTGATTTAATAGTAGCGTATCCTGTCACAAAGTTGATTATGAAACTTAGACCAAGAATAGAAAAGATCACTTCACTCCGACATTGACTTGTTTAATTTCTGTCTCCTCATCTCTCTACCTTTTTTATAATCTTTGAGATCAGGAGGCAACATTAAGAACTCTAGCAGTATTTCAATGCTTTCCAGCCTATGATTTGTTACTCTTAGAAGATCTTCAATGTCTCCAAGCACAAAATCAATTTTAAATACCATCTTTATTCTTTACAATAAAGTTAATTCTATCCCTTGAAATGTCGTAAAATCTTTTTGATTGGTCTAAAACAACATTTTTGTTTGAAGGCATACCATAAAATCTATCTACTTTTATCCATAACTCTGGACTTCTTAGTTTTTTTGGAAAGAATTCCACTCTACCCTTTTTTGGATTAAATACTATACTGTTATGCAAGATAGGTCTTTCATCACCTTCTGAGTAATCAAACACGGTACCATTAACAAACTGAACTATACTTCTTCCTAACTGTGGTCGTTCCTTATTTTTTGAAATCTTTGATACAACCCAAAGTTTTTTATCAGGCTTTAGAAAAATATCAAGTATTGGTGCAGAAAACATAACTTCTTTGTCTAATCTATGATAATGTTTAAGATATTCTTTTTCTGATTCATAGACGTATATGGAAGTTCCCATAGAAAAGTCAACGCAATCCTTATTAATAAACGCTTCCATTTCAACATGTGATTAATGACAGGTGTGGTTGTGGACAGAAACGTTATGGGTATGGAGATGGACATCATGAGATATGGTTATGTTATAAATGTGGAAAATTCGTAGGCAAGGCTGGCGGAGATCCAATTTTTGCTATGATGGCAAAGGAACATCCAGAGGTCATTCTAACTATGGTTCAAGAAAAAATATTAACTCCTATAGCTAAAAAGAAATAACATGGAAATTATAGATGAAATTAGGCGTTTAGAAGACAAAATAGACGAGAACAACGACAGAATAATACAACTAGAAGTCAAGGTAGATGAGCATGAATCGCACACGCTTGACAGAAGGGGTATGTACAAATCCTTTATAGGTATAAGTCTGGGCATAGTAGGATCATTAATAGCGTTCTTTCAGCTTTCATTAATGCTTAATCCTTAAATACTACTCATTTGTATTCGTGATCATGGTAGAAGCATTAATACTTGTCGCTATTGCATCAGCAGTAGGAGCAGGTCTGAACACAGTAAGAGGCTATTTAGCATCTGATGGGGAATCTTATTCTGTAAGACGACTCGCAGGAGCTTTAATCGTTGCCACTTTCGCTGCTCTGGCGCTAGCTCAAGTCCAAATAGTAGATGGACTGACCGATGCTGGAATAGTCTTGGTAGGACTGACAGTCGGTTTCACTGCTGACTATGTAGTGAGTAAAGCAAAGAAAGAATCCAATTAGGACTAGACAGGTGTAGTGTGTGTATTATTTTACTAACACCACTCACTAAATCTTTATTAATATCAATGTATCAAGATTTATATGGGTGAAGCTGTATTTTTCAGAAACCTGACCACTAAAGGGTTGACAGCAATCAATAGTGGTGAGAGGTATTTTGAGGGTTATCTCACTGTTCAAGTAAAGGATAAGCAGGGAGAAGTCACAATAGTGGATGAATTGATGAAAGTTTTGCCAATATGGATAGATAGGGGAGCACCTATTTCAGATACACATAGTAACAGAATAATCGGAAAGGGTATTAATTACTCAAAGGTGGAATACACAGACAAGGATGGAGAAGTATATCCTGCAATAAAGATTACAGGTAAGATACATAAAAATTATGAATTAGACAATGATATTTGGCAAAAAATCAAATCTGGAGAGTATAAGGGACTTTCGTTTGGTGGAGCGACTAAATCTGACAGGGAACCAATGAGAATGAAAGATGGCTCTATAGCATATAGCCTAAAGGACCTAGAGCATTATGAGGTTGCAGTATGCAGAGATCCGGCAGTACCATTAGCATTAATTACAGAATTTAATACGTTAGCAAAAGCAGCAGTAGATGGAGTTGATTTAGGTAACGGTAGAATGTTGATTAAATGTGACAAGTTTGGTTGTTATGTTGATAAAAGAGAAGAGAGTCACCAGGCAGAACAAGTAGAACTTGATCAAGCGATTGGTAATGTTAAAGGACAAACATCTACACAAAACACTACAAGAAGATTTAAGATTGGTCGTGGAGGAGCACGATTTAAACAACCAGAAAAACCAGAAGCTTACAGAGGCTACAAGACAGCAGAAAACAAGGAAGGAGGACTTAAAGTACCAGAAGCAAGAAATGAAGCGTTAGTTTATGATGACAAGACACTTGACCAACCAAGTGAAACACCGGAAGAAAACCAAAAGAAACTAAAGAAAGGAGGAGCAAAAGGAGGTAAGGAAGCCAAAGATATAGACGATATAATAAGAGAAATACCAGACGAAGAAAATAAAAAGGATGCAATAGATAGACATGAAACAGGTGACATATCTACAACCGAAAGTAGACATAAAAGACACCCATCAGTTGGTAAAGCACACAAACTTGAACACGCAAAGGAACTTATTGATGATCATATTGAAGAAATGAAGAAAGGAGAAGATTGGTCAAACGCAGACGGAGATAGACATGGTATGTATAACCAAGACACA